TCTTTTGGCTGAAATCCAACATTGTTTCTTAAATTTCCTGTATCAACTGGCGCACTTCTTTTTATATCTCTAGACATTAAAGCACCAGCGGTGTACATTTCTTTTTTAAGTCCGCTTTGGTCAATACTTTTTAGAGCGTGAAATTTCCTTTGCAGTTTATTTACATCATTTTGATTTAACTTAATCATTTTAATCTTTTTTTGTAGCCTCTATTGTAGTGTAAAAATCTTGTATGTCGTCATATCTGTTGTTAATCCTGTACAACCCTGATACTCCTTCAACCTGAAGCAAATCTCCGTCAAGTATTTGGTCTCCAGTTCGTTTTCTACAGCGAACTTCAATAGATACATATCTATCACGCTTTCCATTTTGTGTTGTTATTTCTCCTGATGTTTCTTTTACTTCTGCCCAAATTGTATATTCAGTCGCAGTTGTAGCAGTAAAACCACCAAAATTATCACTGCTTTTAGTTTGTCTTTTTACTAATACCCTTGTATTTAAATTTCCTACTTGCATTAAATAAACATATTTTTATATGAATCTAAAATATTTCTAACATTCGTTGGCACCTCATTAATAGTTACTCCTATAACAAAATCACTTCTGTTATCATAATAAGTTGCCACAAGTTGTGATAATGCTTGTTTTAATAAGCTATCATCTTGTCCGCTTGTTACATAGGTAATTTTAACTTCTTTAGATGGAAGATTATTTAAAGCAACTATTTTATCATCTAGACCATAAGTTTCATAATCTGTAGTTGCAGTTCCCTCAACAGTTATTGAGCTAATAGATGCAACTGGCGAAAAAGGTAAAACAAATCTTTCATTAACACTTGCTAAATATAAAGTTCTATTTTTAGCCACTATGTCTCTTGATATATAGTTTTCGCACCATATTCTAGCTTGTGTTATCATTTGACCGATAATTGTATCATCAGCTGTAGTATCAACTCTAATAAAATCTTTTGCCTCTGCTGTAGTTAGTATTTCACTACCAGTTGTAGAATTAATTTTTATTTGAGTATGAAATGTATTCAAGGGTTCAGAAAAATATGCCATTATTTTTTAGATTTAGTTATTCTTTTTGATACTTTTTTTTCTTCTTTAGTTTCTTTAACAATCTTTTCCTCTTTATGTTTTACAGCAATATTTTTAGAAATGTATTGTCTTGCTGTTTTATCATCAACATCAATAACTTCATTTTCTTTTCTCCAACCTTTAGAAGAATAAACATCTTTTAACATTTTTACTTTCATAACATTTTATTTTAAACAAAGATAAAAAAAATGCACCACAAGTATTTTTGCAGTGCATTATACAAAAGAGAATTAATTAAAGTCAAAGTTATTAAAATATTTTGAATAATCATTTTCTAAACTTAATCTTACTGCCATTCTTTTACCATCATTTTTAAAAATAAAAAAACCATCAAATTTCTCTACCCATATTGCAAAATAATCTACATCTTTTTTTTCATAACTATGTTTCCACTGTATATGAATAGTTTTTCTATATTTTTGATAACCTTGAGTTGTTGATTTTATTTGGACACGATACATATTGTCTCCTGTATCAGCTATACAATCATAAAAAGAAGTATGGAGTAGGGGGTAAGAAACCTTTATATCTCGTTTAAGACATTCAATACCGAACTTATATTCAGCAATACAACCCTTGGAATTGCTATCCACGAAAATAAAGTTACAAAAAAAGTGGCTAACCGAAATTAACCACTTAATTAACTAAACTAATTAAAAACTAATTAAATGAAAAACAATGTTAAAGAATTAACATATACTATAAGTTAAAGTTATTCTTTTCTAATAACTCCTCCAAATTCGCTAACGCCCTCCAAGCTACTTTTGCATCGTGATAAAGACCATCATCATCTAAATTACCACACTCGGTTAAATGTCTCGTTAAAGCGTCTAAATTGTCTTGAGACTTTGTTCTGTCCCAAAATAGTTCTTTGCCAGGATTATGTTGGTCGTTTCCAAGTTTACTGACTAAAGCTACATAAGCAAGAGCTTTTGGAAAGTATTTTATAACTCCGCTATAAATCGGAAAGTTTTTTCGTTTCTTGTGCTTGTTCTGGTCCATTTAGCTTGTCTAATTCTGTTTCTATTATATTTAGCTCACTGCATATTTTAAGAGCATCTTTTAGCTTTAATTCTGCGCAGTAAAATACTTTGTGATGTAATTTATTTAAATCTTTTTTAATTTCCCCTAATGACATAAAATAAAAAGTGTGTTAGCATTATCATCCAAAATGTAAATTGAGGTAAACCCCAGCACAAATATTTTATAAATCTTTTTTGCCATTCTTTATCTACTGGCATATTTACGTCTCTTTGACTTGCTTTATATGTTGTTTTCATTATGGTAAATAATAAGTTAGTGTTCCTATAATTCCTAGTAAGACAAATATTACTGTATAAGTAATAAAAGCCCATTTAATCATCTCTTTTGTTTTCATAGTTTTACTTTTAAAAAGATGCTGCCCGTTCAAACTAGACTTACTAAATTCCTCACTAGGATAATAATCCATTATTGATTTCGGTTTTAGTGTTTTGGTTTTACTACAGGTTATCAGCATCTGTATTGTTTTAAATACTTTTTAATATTAATTTACAATCGTTAAAAGGTTCTTCATTTAGAGTTGTACCCATTAACATAATAGCCAATTGTTTTCTTTGATATTCAGGTAAAGACCATAAATCTTTTACTAAATCTTGTAATTCTTGTTTTGACATTGTATTCTCCATTGTTTTTGTTTTTAATTATACTGCAATATATAAACTATTTTTTAAATAACAAAATATATTTACTTTTTTTTAATAAATTTTGTATTATAAGTTTTTTGTTATATGTTTGAAGTATGAGAAAAATAGAAATAACTGAAGAAGAGTATAAGCAAATAGCTTATGCTTTACATTTCACAAGTTATTCTGACGCTAAACCTGCGAGATACGATAAGTTTGATTGGGATTTTGCAAATTTAAGGCACAGAAAATTTGATGAAGTAGGTTCTTTTAACGATATAGATTAATAAAAAAAGGGGCTATATAAGCCCCTTTAATTAATATACTACTCGATTAATTATGCAGTCTCAAGTGCTGTTTTAGCAGTGCTAAACGTTCCTTGTACAATTGCATTTGGTTGGTAGTTAGTTAAAGCAACTCTTTCAGATACTTTAACAGTTACGAATCCATCTCTGAAGTTAGTAGAATCTTCTCTTGAGAATTCAACAGAAAGGTTTTCTCTAATCCAAAGTTGTGTCGCTTGGTTTAAATCACCTACTAGGAATTTACCGCTTGTAACTGCTGTATTTGCAATAAGAGGCACTCCCATAATAGTTGGTACTAAACCAGAGTAAATTTGATTTCTTAAATACTCGTTAGTAGTCGCTTTTAATAATGCGATTTTGTGTAAATCAGTTGGGTTAACTAAAATACTACTTGCTTGATAGTTAGATAATGCTAACTGGTTACAAGCAGCAATAAGAACATCATATTCATTAGCAGCTTCTACAGACTGGTAGAATGCTCCTCCTGAAGTTGTGTCAAATGCAGCTCCGTCAGTAAATAATCCATCAAGATTTGGCGATGAACCATCTCCGTTAAGGATTTCGTTATCTTCAATTGATAAAACTTTACCAGGAACTCTAGCAGAAAGGTAAGATGATAATTGTGGTGTATCAGCTAACATTTCTTCTGTTATTCTCATAAAAGTACCAATTTTTTCAACGTTTACTGAAGTTGCAGTAATATCGAAGTCAGACTGTCCAAGAGTTGAACCTTGAGCCGTAGCAGCTGCTCCGTCATCATAAGCTGACTCTTTTGGGAATCTAATTGTTTGTGCATCTGTGCTTCCATTAGGAATTAAATTTCTAATGTGTACACTTCTTGATGGGTCAAACTTAAAGTCAGGAACAACTGTTTCTCCAGCAACAACACCTGTGTAAGCGTTTGCCATAGTCATATCTCCTGCTTTCATCTCAAACTTTGCAGCGTTTGAGTTACCTTTTAATAATCCTTCAATTGCACCATCGTTGATGCTTTTGATTAAAGAACTTTTAAAGTTAGTAGGTTGGCTTGAAGAAACTGCTTTCTTTTGAGCAACTTCAAAATTATCCATCCTTTTTGTAGCTTCTTCGTGTTTAGCTAAAAATTCAGTGCTTAAGTTATCAATCTCACTTTTTAATGAAGTTTCGATTTCTCCTTTAGCGTTATCTTTAGCTTGACCGAATGCTTTTTCAATTTTAGAATCAACCAAATTTCCAATCTGGTCTAATTCATTTTTGATTTCTTCGTTCATTTTATTTTAATTTATTGATTAAATAATTATAGATTTCACTATTATCTCTTTTAACTTCTCTCGGCTCTGTGACTTCTAATTCTGTCGGCAAAGTGAGTAATGATGCAAAAATTGATTTTAGTTTTACAAGCTCCGATTCAATGGCATAACCCAAATCATCTGAAATTTGTCCTTTTCTAATAACCTTAACAAGATTGTCATATCTCTTTAATACTTTCTCACTGTCGTAGTTTCCTTTGACATCTAAAAGTATTGCTTGGTCATTTGCAGCAAGTGTTACAGCACTAATTTCATAAAGTTTTACTTCATTTATTTGTCTGTATTCACCACTGTTGTCTTTTTGTATTGGCAGAATACCAACACTATTTTCTGTTATAACTCCTGCTTTCATAAGTTCAATTACATCTTTTCCAAGAGTTGTTTTAGGTATTTCAGCTTCAAAATATAAACCTTTGTTATCTTCGCCAAGGTTAACTATTTTACCTAGAGGTTTATCCATATCGTGCTGATAGAGATATTTAACTCTACTTCCGTTTTCTTCAATCGTTTTTTTATAGGCGCCACGATTAATGATGTCACCATCACTATCTACGTTACCAAATACAGAACCATATCCTTTTACGATTCCAGCTTTTTCATCGGCATCGATTAAGTCACCGAGTTGAGTTTGTTTAAATATCATTTTTTCCATAGTACAAATTTATAAAATATTATTCTAACACTTCTTGAGCAACTTCTCCAGCTATATATGTATAAGCTAATCCCTCAAGTAGGTTGCTTTGAACAGTTTCAGGTTCTTCTTTTGGAAAGGAAGCACTTGAACATCTGCAATTTATTACATTAGCAGCTGAAGCGTTTGAATCACCAGGCATCATTAGTTCTTCTCCTCCAACTCTAAAGTAATCTTTTTGGTCCACGATTTGTCCATTGGCAGCAGCGTGGTCAGGTCTTGTTCTTGAATCTAAAGCAGCAAACCATTCTTTTTGAAGATTATTTAATCCAAAAGTATCAATTGCTGTTTGTTGTGTTGCATAATTAGCAGCTAGTGTTGATTCAGTTCTAATTATACGTTGAGCGTTTGTTTTTGAAAGGTTATTAAATTTTTGTCTTAATATTCTTTGTGCTTGTCTTTCATTAAGAGCATTAAATTCAGGATTCTTTACAAGTCTCTGTAAAACATTTTTTAATTCTTTTCTTCTATTTCCAGAAACACTAACTACTCTTTCAGCTGCAATTTTACCAGCTATGTAAGAATATTTCTCTGCCCATATTGTTTCATCAGTAGTTTGCTTGTCAATTAACTTTTCAAAGTTTCTTTGATACCATTTTGTAAATCGAAGTCCAATGTTTACATAGATGTCATTGTAAATATTTGTAACATCTAATTCTTTAAATAAACCCTCGTAATTAGTGATTTTTTTTGTAGATAAGTAATCGTCTATGCCTTTATAATATTCACTACGAAAATATCTAGCAACTTTTGATATTTCTTTTCTTTCTGCAATATCAAGTTGATTCTCAAAGTTTTTTTGCCAATCCTTTTTGACTTGTTTAATTATTCGATTCCTCATTGTCTGAAATTCGTCTAGCCCAAGAAACCATTGATTTACCACCCCACAGGTTATAAGCTACATAACCATTATCTCTCCAAGGCTCGTTTTTGTATTCTTCAGATATTTTTGCATTATCCTCGTGTCTTGCTAAAAAACTATTAATTCTTTTTACAGTATCTAAAGACAATGATTCACGACTTGCTAATTGATTAGCTCTTTCCCATCCAACTCTAGTTCCTCCTTTAACAACATCTCTGCCGTATTTCTCTCTCCATTCTAACATTCTTCTTGCATTGTTAGTGGCACCTTGTGGATAGTCATTATATGTTTTTTGTTTTGTTTCTTTTTTTACAACTTTTTCTTTTTCTTCTTTAAACAAAGAACTAAAATCAATGTCAACACTTTTAGGTTCTTCTGGAATAACTAAATCTTGATTGTCAAGAGGTAAAAAAGTAGAAGGGATATAATAATCATTCATTTCTTGAGTATCTTCATCAGCACCATAACTCATTGCTGCTCTTTTCTCATTTGGAGTTAACCACCAGGCTTGAGTCATTTGATTTACCACTTTATCCATTTCTTCTTGAAGCTCTGGAATGTTTGTATAATCAAAGTCAATATAAAGTTTGTCTCCATATTGAGGAACTAACCATCTGTTTAGCTCATCTTTAATTTTATTAAGCTCTGGAATTACAGAGTTAACATAAAGAGATTTTTTTGCCTCATTCATATTATTATATGTAGATGAGTCTGTATTATTAAGTAATTGAACAGGCACGTTGTAAATATTACATAAATCTTTAATACTTGCATTGTATTGCTCAATAAGAGATAAATCGGAAGCATTTAAACCAAAGTTTACCCAAGATAATTTTTTAGGTGTAATAATTACATCACCTGCATTATTAGCTCCTTGATACTGTTGTCTAAACTTGTCTTTGAGTTGTCTTGCTTGTACTTCATTTAAATCACCCTCATCACTCATTAAAACACCTCTAGCTGTTTGGTTTTGTAAATATCTTACTCCAGTAGTTAATGCTTCATTGTTAGCATCTAAACTTCTTAAACCTGCTTTTAGTGGCGACATACCATAAAGGTGTGAACCTGTACCATCGTAATATGGGTTAAAATCTTTTATGTGACAAACATCTTCTGCTTCAATTTTATATTCACCATTATAATCAAGAGTATAGTATTTAATTGGGTCAAATATACCACCACTGTTTATCTCTACGCTTTGAGATGGCAATACATAAAGTTCAGAGTATTTGTTTTGATTTGGTCCTGATTCTGGAGAAATACCATAGATGTATCTGTTACCAGTTAATTTTCCAAAGGCGACAACTTCTTGAAGCCAAGCATTATAAGATTGAGCAGGATTAGGTCTGTTTAATAGCTCGTGTAATTCTGTATCTTCAACTTCAACAAGCGCCTTTTTTTGTAATATCTTGGATTGCAACATTGCATTAGAATTAAAGTTTCCACTTGTCATTGACTTGTATCTCTTTAACTCATTTTCATTTTTTACCTCATACACCATAAATGGAATCGTTGAAGCTGTTTTTGTAATTAAATTAACAATTGAATATATTGTTGAATTAAAACGATACCCCTTATTTATATAAGTATCGTCATTCTCTGGATTCCAAACAATAGAGTCCCCAAGGAAATTATAAATTGCTTTGTTAAAGTTTACATTAGTTTGTTGCGCGTTTTTAGAAACAAAATTTCTAAATCTATCTAGTATTGATGCCATCTATACATTTATTTTATTTTACAAAAATAATAATTAAATTACAAAGAAGTTTTGCTTCTTTCCATATTGAGAATAAACGCCATAACGAATGCTATCCATAGCGTGATTAAACTTGTCTTTAGGCTTGTTTACAATTGTCCCATCTTTAAGTTCTTCCCAGTAATAATTATTATATTCTTTTATTATGTTTTTTGATTCTTTGCTTACATAAATATCAAATTCTTTTAGTAAGCTAATTCCTGCATTTATTGAACCCTGTCCTTTAATTGCTGGTTTAATTAATAATCCATCTCTTTTTATTTGTTCAATAGATTTAGGTTCGGCAGCATCTGCATAAAATAAAACATCTTCATAACCTAACTTTTTAAAATACTCAACCAAATCTGAATTAGTCATTCCTTTTTTGTAAAGCAATTCGTGAATAAACAATTTATCATTTTTTTTAAAAATTAAAGTAGCTGCTGATTCATCATTGCTAAATCCAAAATCTAATCCAATAACTGCTTCTGCTGCTGGGTCAAATTCTGGAAATTCATCATAAGGTAAGAAGTTCCAATTATTAAATATCTGTCTGGCGCTATATACTGCTTTTTGTCCTTCTCCATACACTCTCCAATAATCAGGGTCTCTTTCTTTCATTCTCTCAATCTCAAACACTAAATCTTTAGAAAGAAATTTATTGTCTTTGTAAGTTGTTATCCAGGTATCACAATCATCTCTAGGAATTATCTCATCATATATCCAGTGAACAGGGTCGGAAGGATTAAAATCAAGAATTAAGAAATCTGTACATCTCATATTTATTTGCCTAAAATCTTCTATGTTTAATTCATTAGCTTCATTTAAAAAAGCAATGTTTCTTTTTCGCCCTCTAATCTTTTGTGGTTCATCTACAGATAAAAATTCAACTGTATGGTCTCCATAAATAAAAGTATTCTCTGCTTTATTGTGTGTGCCTTCAAAATATAATCCTGTTTGTTGTAGAATTAAAACAAAATCACGAAGAACTGAACCTTTAAGAGCTGGAAGTGTTTTTCTTATAATAGAAATAACTAAAGGCTCTTTTGAGGTCGTTAAAAGATAAGTTAGATATTGACAAGCTGCAAAAGTTTTACCGCTACGAGTACCGCCCTGATGCACTTTAAATCTTTTCTTGGAATTAACTAAATCGTAAAACTGTCTGTTACAATTTTGAGTTATTTTTCTTGACTCGGCTTCCATTCAATTAAAGTTGACTTTATACCGCCATCGTGTTTGATTTCCTGTCTTTCAACGTAACCTCTGTTTTTGCCTTTTGTTTTTAAATAAAAAATAGTAGCTGAAGTATTACCACTTTGTATCTGTTTATGTAATTGACTTTCTGCAAAATCCAAAGCAATATCCTGTATGTCTTTTACATTAGCTGCAAACTTTTTATCGTTTTTTAAATACTCATAAAAAGTGCTTCTTGCAATACCTACTTGTTTACAAGCAGTTGTAACAACTCCTAAAGATTTCTCTAATGCTTCAATAATTGCTTTTTTTGTTTGTCCGATTTTGTTTGATTTCATTCTACAAAATTAATAAAATAGGGAAACTAACAAAACCCTATTTAAAAGGTGTGCTTACCAGGATTTGACTAATAAGCTAAATATAAAGAACGAGTTTAGTTTTTTAAATATTCTTTACCATTAATTTTAACTTCAAGGTTAGGGTCGAGCTTTTGCATTCTATCAATAATCATTTGACAATATTTAGGGTCAAGTTCCATACCATAACAAGTTTTATCAAGTTGATGAGATGTCACTAAAATTGAACCACTTCCAAGATAAGGGTCTAAAATTAAATTATTTTCATTTTTTGAATGTCTTTTAGCATAATCAAAACACCATTTTATTATTTCTATTGGTTTTTGAGTTGGATGAATCTTGTTTTCTTTGTTTGCTAAAGCTCTTGAATATTCTTTTATTCTTAAAGCATTATTAAAAGAAGTCCAAGCCATTTCACCATCAGCTAAACTAAACCCTCGTTGTCCTTTATCCCAAATTAACCAGCCCATTGTTGGAGGTAAGTCATCGGTAAAATAATTTCCTCCCCATATTATTTGATTAGAAGTTATTTGACAAAAATAAATTAAAACACCTTTTTCAGGTTTATTCTTATCCCAATCTGGAGAATCATAAGATTTCCATCCATTTTTATCAGCTCCACCTTTACCATCGCCCTTTCCTTTTAACATACCTCCATAATCAATACCATAAGGAGGGTCGGTTAGTAATAAATCAGCTTTTTTACCATTCATTAGTTTCTCTATTTGTGTTACATCAGTACTATCGCCACAAAGTAACCTATGGTCTCCTATTTCTATTAAATCGCCTAAAAGAACATCTACTTGTAGTTCTTCAGGCTCCTCATAATTATCTTCTTCAGCTTCTATATCTTCAAGAGGTATTTCAGGAATATCTAATCCCCAATCATATAAATCTTTTGCTTCCCATTCGTTTAATAATATATCCCAATCCCACTCACCAAAACCTGAATTATCTTTAATTATAAACTCATTCTTTTTTTCCTCGGACCAGTCAAGAACTTGGTCAATCCATACTTCTTTTAGTCCTGCTTTTTTACACGCTTTTAATCGCATATTGCCACCAAGGACCATATAATTTTCATCAATTACAATTGGTCTTTTCTCTAACATTTCAGGAAAATCTTTTATTGATTTAACTAACCTGTCAAATTTAGAATCGTTTATAAATCTTGGATTATTTTTATTAGGTATAACCTTTTGAATATCAATCTTTTGTTTCATTAATGCAATATAATAATTAATTTCTCCAAATTATAGATATTCCACAAAAACCTAGAAATATTTGTATCATACTTTCATCTTCTTCTGCTTGTTCATCTTCAAATGCATCCATATCGGAATTCCAATAAGAAACACCAAATACAAGACCATACATTGGAAAGAACATTATTTCCCAGTTCATACTGCAAAGATATAAAAAAACCCACCGAAGTGGTGGGCTTAATTTTAATTAGATTATTAATTACTTTTTATTTTGCATATTCATCATCTAATTCTAATAACTGAAAGATATTCCATATCTGCTGATTATTAAATTCCTCCATATAACAAAACATAGGGTTATAACCGTGTTCTTCTCCTGTTTGAGGGTCTATATATTTAGATTCCATAGGTTTAATTGCTTGTATTTCGCTACTAGCTTCTAATATCTTCTCAAGCATCCAGTATTTACATAAACTTCTATAAGTTGTGTTTGGAGCTGGGATAGTTAATTCTACCATAAAAGCATCTAAATCTGCTTTAGTTCTTTTTTTATCTATAAGGTATTTTATATTTTTATCCATTTTAATTGTTTTTATTATTATTATACAGCTAAAATATAAAGAATATTTTAAAAAACAAAATATATTTTAATTATTTAATTAAAAAGGTATATTATCTTTTATTACTTCAAATCGTTGTTTATGTTTATCAATTGATTTATATACACCGCCATTGTTAAAATCAGGTGCAATCATAAAGTCTCCTTGTTTACCATTTTCTTTTCTTTTTACTTTTT